CATCAACTTTAGTTATTGGTGACACCATATGAACTTCTTGACAATTATCCTCACCACTATGTTGACCAGTAATTTCAATAACCCTCATATTATTATTCAGAAACCTGTTGTTTAAAGAATTGACAATATCATTAGAACAATTAGCCGAAAAACTATCATAAGTCATACCAGTAATTACTTGGAAATATTCCATATCAATAGGGAATTTATGATACACGCTATCACCAGTTTGAACAATATTATTATATGTAACACCACTATTACCTGAACCATCTGTTTTTGCGAAATTAACCGTAATCGTCGTAGTTGTAGCTGAAGTTCCAGTAATTGCATTATTACCATATTGATTAGCTATAGCATTTGTAGTGTTTAAATCTTTAGATAAATTTGGATTTTGGAAACTAATTAATTGACCTGGTATATAATTACTTAAACTATTAATATCACCAATAATAACAATAGTATTATCAAGGTGAGATTTTCCCGGATTAGAATTAATTCCGAAAGTTGTTCTAATTCTATTAACACCACCACCAGGGTTATTTGGACTATTGTCGAAATATTTCGCTTTAGTGTTAAACAAATTAATTCTTTCGGCTAAAGTTAAACTTGAAGTGAAAAAATAATCAGTATAGTTTTTATCATTACCACTACTATCAGTGATTGAATATTTTGCTGTAACTAAACTTGAGGTTCCAATACTAACATCTGCTCTATCAACATATTGTTTACCCGCAAAAATTTGCATAAAAGCAACTGTTTTATACGATTCGTCATCAAAAAATGGATAGTCATATATTGGTGTACCTAGTTGTGAAATTTGAATATTTGACATTAAAACATTCATAGGTGTTAAATCTGAAGTAATTGTACTACATGGAATTCTTCTGTTTTTATTAGCTAAAACTTTACTATTTCCAGGGGCATTACCTGGTGTTGCACCTGTTGCATCACAATCACACATATCACAATCAGGATAAGTTAATAAAGGTAAATTAATACCATTTAAATCTATTTTTTTTAACTCATCTCTAACAAAAACTAACATAACACCTAAAGTAAGATAAGCAACTCCCGCAGCAATATTTGTTGCTGTTAAACCAAAAGCTGGCGCGGAAACACTAGCCGCGGTAAACGCATTGTAAGCAGCAAAAGCAGCCCATCCAACAAGGCCATAAACTAAATAAGATTTAAGTAACTCTAAAATAAAGAATAATATGTGCATTACTAATACAAGAACATACAAAATAGGTCTGAAAACCATCATTAATAATGAAAATAATATAAATATAATATCTAACCTCAGATTAGAATCATTTGTTGGGAATTTATAATTTTCACTCTGACAACTATTGTCTAAAATATTTTTAACACCAATAAATCTATCATTACTATAGCCTTTTCTATACTTATCAAGTAATTGGGACACAGTATAGACTTTATTATATTTCATATCATAGAAAGTATCTTTACAATCTATAGCATCTTGAATCATTTGCCTACCAATAACAGCGTTACTATTCAAAGAAGAACCTGTATAACCATAATCCGACCAATCTAAACTAAATGAATATGATTTCATAGCTAACTGATAACTACTATACTCTGTTGAAATATCTTTAATAAAAAACGGGTCGTCTTTACTAGTACCCGACCATCCATATTCTCTAATATTAGGAACTAAAAAATAACCTCTTTTTACACTTTCAGACAATGAAGGAGATTGATTCCATTTAACTTTAAATCGGTATTTACCTCTAGTCGGAATACCTCTTTTAGGGTCGTCAGAAATAACTTGTTCACCAAATTCGTTAGTTACAACATAATCCAAATTCATTGGGACATCAACCATCCAAGTTCCATTCTCATCAATAACTTGACCACCCTCATCTAAATCAACAGTTTCCAAAATTGGTCTACCATAAGAATCTTGATATATGGTTTGTCTAATTGCTAAAATTTCACCTGGACCAGTAATCATATCACATAAATAACCCCCATTACTTCTAACAGTACAACCAGCCTTTATAGAATCATTATCATTTGTTGAAATGATTGACCCCATAAATATAGCTGTAGGTCTAATATCAATATTAGCTTCTCCAGATAAATCAAAATCAGTTCTTGTTATACCTAAATTACATAATCCTGGTTCACCCCATAACGGACTAACATCAATTGTTTTGTTAATTGTAATTAATTGTGGTAATTCTCGTAAATTAGTAGACGCTTTAAATTTTGTTCCAGCAACTTGATTAGATGTCGCAGCGCCCATTCGTATTAAATCTTGAGGTGATAATGAAAATTCCCCAATATCTGATAAATCAACATCCATAACAATAGTTTGACTTCCCGTTGGGATACCAAATATCATATAATCTCCACTTGAATTAGTTACGGTGGTATATTTGTAGTATTTATCATAAACCTCAATTAAAGTTGGGTCTATTAAGACATCAAGTCTATCAAAAAATGTACCCGTAGGTACATGTCCACTATGTGAAGGTTTGTAAGGTAGTAAATTATATCTATACCCATCATCATTTAATTCTGTTAATGTTTTGTATGGATATAGTTCAGAGATTACAGGGTCAGCTTCATCAGTCGTGTCTAAAGGAATAAAAACAGATACTTTAGCATTTGGTAAACCAAAACCATTATTAACACTAACACGACCTACAACAACCCCATAATCAGAACATTGTCTTGTATATATTTGACTTTGCAGTAATTTTAAAGATAAAATCTCTAAATATTCAAACTCTTGGTCAATTAAAATATTTATTGATTCATCAACACCAGGTTTGGTTCTTATTCTATATGAATTTGACATTCTATTACTTTTTTTTAATAAATAGTTAATATGTTATTTTATAAAAATAAGCAAGAATATTAAAAAATAAATTACTATGTGAAATTAGTGGTTTTTAGATTTTTAACTCTAACATTAATATCTTTATTAGGGTATCTAATTTGATAAGTTTGTTTTGGTTCAGCAAAAATAGTATCGTCAATTAATTCAATTTGTTTAGTTTCTGAATCCAAGTATCTTTGAGATGTTTGAGATGATGAATATTGACCCCCAATTTTATTAAAAAACTGAATATCTGAAATAGCAATTACCCCATTTTCACTTTGAATTAGTCGTCTAATTTCGGAAACAAATACATTCTCACCCATACCTCTATTGGATGGATTAAAATAGTCTGAAATAATATTAATAATTTTAGAGATAACAATACCTTGGTTTTGACTATTATCTAATACCACATCAATATTAACCCCTAAATCAATCACATTAGCAGTTTCAATAGATATGTAATCATTAATCATACGATAATTAGATAGGTAATTTGCAAGATTGTTTTTCAATGTGTTTGAAACAATTTCTGTAAGAGTACCATTCTCATCATAAGAAAGCATTTGTATTTTAATCTTATTATTTTCTTCGGTAATGGCAACTTTAGCTGGAGCACCAAATTGTGAAGGCATTGTTCTAATAATAGAATCGTAATCATTAACAGTTACAGCTCTATTTTGAGCTGAAAAGTTATAAGACACTAAATTTCTAACTTCTTCGGTTGTTGGGTAGTTAGCACCACCTATCGCCGCGGTAACATTATTACATCTCAAGGAGTTAACAACACTAGTATTAATTGAGTCTGAAGGTCCATTAACAAAAAAGTCAATATTACCTAATTGAGTTATGACATTTATACCTAAATTACTTCCAGTTCCACCACCGACTCTATATTGAATAAATAAAGTTGAATTAGCTTTTAATGAACTACCTAAAGCAAGGTTATTTGAATACTTATATAAATCTAATTTAAATCCATCTCTAGCAAACTCCCTTAATTGTTCATCGGCGGATTGGTTACCACCACCAAAAGTCATTTTAAAGAAACCTTCCGGAGTGAATTCAGTTATAAATTTATCAGATGTTGACACATACTTACCTACTTTAATACCTGGACTATCTGAAACTTTTGTAGGGTCTTCAACAAATACTCTATCCTCAATTAAAGCTTTAACTTCATACCATCTATTATCTAAACCTAAAAATTCCTGCATTGACGGAACATTACTATATTGAGTTCCATCTTTTAAAATAACACTTGTAACTCCTAAAACATTTTTGTCTGGTAAAAATAACTCAAAAAATGGTTTAATATCATTAGCTGTGATAGTTCTTTTAAATACTTTTGTAACACCATTAACAACAGTTTCTCGTTTAACAATAGTGTAATTTAATAATGTATTATTAGAATCAAAATTAGGTATTTTTAATCTATTTGGATATCCTTCAGCGTTTATTGGTGACGCGAAATCAATATCATAGACAGTTTCAAATACTTGTCCAGCACCACTGGCTTGAGACCCTCTTCTTAAAATACCACAATATCTTAAGTCTTCTTTATCACCATAAGCCGGAACTGTAATTGAAAAGTCAACTAAAGCAACCGATGGTCTTTGTCCCGGTATTTTTAATCCATAAGTTTTGGCGATATTATATATTGATGATTTTTGTTGAGCGTATTGCAAAACCGTTTCCTGAATACTTCTATCAATATTGAAATGTAAGTTATCCGCAACGGCAGCGTTCAAATCTAATAATACTGAAAATACTGAAGCATCATTAAAACTATCAATTAATTCAGGATAATAACTTCTTGTGAAATTTATTAATTCAGTTCTAAGAGATTGAAAATCTCTTGTTGTATAGGATATTTTTTTATTAGCCATATTTCTTATATATTAATTATTACAAAATCACCACCTCTA